CCCCCACCTTATTTGAATGGAGATTTGTTTACTGAATGGGATAGTCGATATGATGAACCGAAGCCTGAAGAAAATGAAAATTATTATTGGACTTTGATAAAGAAATATTGTACTATTGCGTGGAATGTGTTTAAAGAATGGTGGCCCTACATTACTGCTGGTGTTGGAGTGTTTGCTTTTGCTTACGCAATGATGAGACGAGGAAGTGGCAAGGAAGTTGTTGCTGAGGGAGCTAAATATGATGCTAATAAATTATCTAAACAAAGTCGCCAAATTTTGAAAAAGGCGAGTTTAAAGATTGTGAAAATGCAAAATAGAGCTGAGAAAATGACTGATACTGCTAACCCTGAGTCTAGTGCTAATATCGATGATGTTGTGAATAAAATTAAAAATAATACGATATTTTTGCGTGTGAAGTTTAATGAAGATGGAAAAGATAAGCATAAAGATTACCGGTGTGTGATGATTGGAGATAGAAAGTGTTTGATGATTCGTCATTATATTGAAGAAATTCATTATTATGTGAATCATTTTAAGAATGCATGTGTTGTTATGTTGTGTAATAATGGTGAGAGAGAAGTTGATATTCCTCGCGGCGCTTTTGATGAAATTTCTGTTTTGGATGGATACAAGGCTGATGTGCCTGACTTAACAAGTCAAGTTGGATATAAAATATTCAATAGTATGTGTGTGGTAGAATTTCCTAAAATATGCCCACAATTCAAAAATTTGATAAAACATTTTGTGACATCAAATGAAGAGATGAGATTGGATAGTGCTGCGTGTTTGGTTATGATAGATCCTAATTTGACTGTTAATAGACATTACGTGGAAGCGAAGACGAAGACAAAGACCACGATTATCACGCAAACTGATATTACTTCACAAATTGAAATAGATAGGTGTTGGGAATATGCTCAAGTGCATGGATATGGTTATTGTGGTTCAATATTAGTACATATGAGAACCGCGAAAATTGTTGGAATGCATACTGCTGGTGGATTGTATTCGCATAATGGATATTCTGAGAGATTGATACGAGAAGAATTCGATGGTGTTGAACAAAGTATGTCTATGGAAATATTCATACCAAATTTAGAACCCATTGAATTGACTGATAGAGTCTTAGAGGGAAGTGTCTTTCCTATTGGTAAAGTGCCAAGGGATTATGCGAAGGGAGAATCTGGTAGAACTAGAATAGTACCTTCACTTATTCATGGAGAAGAGTTTGAGGTGAGAACTGAACCTGCTCCTTTGAGTCCTTATGATGAAAGATTGCCACCTGGCAGTTCACCATTGTATGATGGTATTGCTAAACATGGTAATCCAAGTAAGGAGTTTCCACAATGGGCTGTTGATTTAGCCGTTGAAGATTTTGGTAATTTACTAATTAGTAAATGTAAACCTTTGAGACCGGTTGGTATATTGAGTGAAAAAGAAGCTATATTTGGTAATCCCGATTATAACTTTCATTCTATACCAATGGACTCAAGTGAAGGTTTTCCATTGTCGAAACTCAGACCTAAGGGCTTGAAAGGAAAAGGATGGTTGTTTAACATAAACAGAGATCCTGTGAGTAATGATGTTATTGACTACAAATTGCACCGAGAGTTGAGAAAACAAATGGATGTGAAGTGGGCGATGAGAGAGAAGAACATCAAGCCATTTACTGTATTTCAAGATTGTACCAAGGACGAAACTTTGCCAAAGAAGAAATGTAGAATAAAAGGAAAAACAAGAATATTTTCTATGTCACCGATTGACTTTACTATTCACTGTCGTCAGGTATTTGGGGATTTCATAATGGCTCATACTTATCATGCTTCTAAATTAGAACATGCTATTGGTATTGATCCTTTGAACACGGAAACGTGGACAGAACTCCATAATTATGTGACGTCAGTGGGTGATGATGTTATTGCTGGTGATTTTTCAAACTTTGGACCTCAAGCGGTTTCACAAATCGCTCATGCTCTATATTCAAAAATAGAAGCGTGGTATAAACATAATGGTGCAACTGAAGAGCATTTGAGATTCATTCGCATAATGGGAGAGGAATTGATTAATTCTACTCATTTATGCTTTGTCTTTCTATATGCGGTATTTTGTGGCATTGTGTCTGGTTCATTTATTACAGCAAATTTTAATTCCAAAGTACACAGTGTATATATGAGAATTGCTTGGTTATTGATAACGTTAGAAAATAATTTTATCAATTACTATAAGCATTTTAAATTGATTACATATGGTGATGATGGCTTGGGAGGAATCTCAAGATTGTACAGAGAGGTTTTTAATGTGGCAACACTTAGATCCTTCTTTGCCGAGTACGGTATAAATTATACGTCAGTTGATAAAGACGATAATGTAATACCCTACTGTAAGATAGAGGAAACCAGTTTTCTAAAACATAAGTGGATACCCCACCCCAGAAAACATGGTTATTACCTGGCCGCTTTAGACACGGAGTCTATTGAGGGTCAGATGAATTGGGTACGTGACGAAGGCGATTTACGAGATAATACTATCCGTAATTGCGAGAATGCGCTTCGACAGGCGTATGGTCATGGCCCTGATTATTATTCTGAATTATATGCTCGAATTCGGAAGGTCTTATCAACCAAAGGTGAACATTTTGTCGCACAAACATGGGACGAATTATTCATCGAGCATGAAAAGCGTGTAAACACGTGTTAAGAGTAAAATTTGTTAATTCAGAGGCGCTTACTTCTTCTAAGTGAGTGGTCTAAGACTGGATTTGGGTTTTTATTCTTTATTGGGAATGAGCTTTCTATCGTATATGTCATGCGG